GGATTCTCAGGAGGAACCGCCGGATACCAGTCTGACCAGAGGACGATCTGCGAACTGCTCCGCATGGGCGACGCGTGGACGTACGAGCCATACGAACGCTTCGACGTGACCTTCCCAGACGGCAGCGTCACCCAGTACGGACGCATCAGCCGGAGCAACTGCACATGGGACGACGAATTCCAGGTGTTCACGCTCACCTCGGATGTTGAGGAATCCACTACAAGAAGCGAATCCATCTCAATGGACTACGAATTCTACCACTCGGCACAGCTCGACCTCGAATGCGGGAAGGACTACACGGTGACGATCACGCCGAAGGACATCGACATCTGGATCTCGCGGCTTTTCCTCGGAGACGCGGACGGATTTTCCATTCTCTACTATCAGGACGTGGATTCGCTCGTCTACTGGGCGAATCAGGCGGCGTACCACTGGGGACTTCGCGGCATCGCGATCTGGTCGCTCGGGCAGGAGGATTTAAGGCTCTGGGAGGCATTGCCGAAACAGACCGACACCTCATAACTTCATAAATCACAGAGTTTTTTCAAGGCTGTCAGCGTACCACTGGCGGCCTTTCATTTTGCTCAAAATCAAAGGAGGGACATTTTGATGAAGGAATTCTGGAACACCATACAGCTCATTTTCGCGGCCATCGGAGGATGGCTCGGCTACTTTCTCGGAGGATGCGACGGGCTTCTTATCGCGCTGATCATCTTCGTGGTCTGCGACTACATTACCGGCGTGCTCTGCGCCATCGCGGACAAGAAGCTCTCGTCTGCAGTTGGATTCAAAGGAATCTGCAGGAAAGTCTTGATCTTCATTCTGGTCGGCATCGCCAACATCCTCGACATCCACGTGCTCGGACATGAGGGCGTGCTGAGAACCGCAATCATATTCTTCTACATTTCGAATGAAGGTCTTTCTCTCACTGAGAACGCCGCACATCTCGGACTTCCGATTCCCGGCAAGCTCAAGGATGTGCTTGAACAGCTTCACGACAGAAACGACAAGGAGGAACAGTAATTATGGCTATCAAGGGAATAGACGTATCGGTCTGGCAGGGAAACATCGACTTTGGCAAGGTCAAAGTGTCAGGCATCAATTTTGTGATTATCCGCGCCGGATACGGCAACGGGAACAAGGACAAATGGTTCGATGAGAACTACCGGAAAGCAAAAGCAGCCGGGCTCCACATCGGCGCATACTGGTATTCATACGCCACATCCGCTGACGGTGCGAAGCAGGAAGCGCAGTCCTGCGCCAAGGTGCTCTCAGGCAAGCAGCTTGATTACCCGGTCTACTTCGACATCGAGGAGAAGTCCCAGCTTTCGCGCGGGAAGGATTTCTGCTCATCGCTCATCACGGCGTTCTGCACGGAACTCGAACGGCTCGGCTATTACGCAGGATTCTACACCTCGCTCTCAAGCCTGAACTCCGTGATATCTGACGCCGTGAAAAAGCGGTTCACCGTCTGGGTGGCGCAATGGTCGAGCAAGTGCAGCTACTCCGGCAGCTACGGCGTCTGGCAGTATTCGTCCAAAGGCAAGGTCAATGGAATAAGCGGAAATGTCGACATGGACTATTCCTACATCGACTTCCCGTCGGCAATCAAAAACGGCGGATTCAACGGCTATGGCAAGAGCGCAGCGTCCACCATCACGACGACAGCAAAGAAATCTGTGGATGAGATTGCAGCCGAGGTCATCGCCGGGAAATGGGGCAATGGCTCTGACCGCAAGAACCGCCTGACCGCAGCCGGATATGACTATGCCGCCGTGCAGGCCAAGGTCAACGAGAAGCTCGGCTCTTCCGGTAAGAAATCGACCGCGACTTACTACACGATTCAGAAGGGAGACACGCTCTCCGGCATCGCGAAAAAGTACGGCACGACCGTTTCCGCAATCCAGAAGCTGAACAGCTCGCTTATAAAGAACGTGAACCTCATCCAGGTCGGATGGCGGATTCGCGTGAAATAACCACATCATCTCCTCTGGCCCACTGGTATTCCTTTATACGGGATTGCCGGTGGGCCTTTTTTCGTTTTCGCTTCGTCAAAATAGGTCTCCAGCCTCCAGTGGAAAGCAGGAGGCGAAACATCATGACGGAGGAAAAGAACTACTACACGGACGAGCGCATCCGCAGTGATCTCGACTATCAGCGGGCGCAGAGGACTGCCAGATGCATGCTTGATTCAGGCCTTATTTCCGATGACGAATTCAACAAATTATGCGACATCAACCGCGAAACTTTCTCTCCCTTGTTTGCGGAAATATATCCGAAAACTGCTTGCTATGTGTCCGAAACAGAGTGATTGATAGACACTGACAAGGAGGCAGGCCAATTGAAGAAAATCACAAGAATCGAACAGGCAAACAGGGGAAAAACAGAGTCAAAGAAGCTGCGTGTTGCCGCCTACTGCCGCGTCTCCACGGACTCGGACGAACAGCTTGAAAGCCTTGAAACACAGAAGACGCACTATGAAAGCTACATCACCTCTCGTGACGACTGGCGGTTCGCCGGGATCTACTACGACGAGGGCATCAGCGGCACCGGCAAATCCAGACGTCCGGAGCTTGAACGGCTCATGCAGGACTGCAAGGCCGGGAAGATCGACATGGTCATCACCAAGAGCATCAGCCGATTCTCACGCAACACCACCGACTGTCTTGAACTCGTCCGAAAGCTCCTCGAGCTGAATATTCCCATCTGGTTCGAAAAGGAAAACATCAACACCGGTTCGATGGAAAGCGAACTGTTCCTCTCCATCCTCTCCAGCATGGCAGCAGACGAATCCCTTTCCATCAGCCTGAACAGCAAATGGAGCATCAAAAAACGGTTCGAGAACGGCACGTTCAAGATAAGCTATCCGCCATACGGCTACGACTGGGACGGCGAGACGATGACCATTAACCCGGAGCAGGCGCAGATTGTCCGCCGTATCTTCTCAGAGACACTTGCCGGAAAGGTTACCGCTGCCATTGCCGCGGAGCTCAACCGGGAGCAGATCCCGACGAAGCGAGGCGGGCGCTGGAGCCCGTCAGGAATCCGCGGGATGATCGCAAACGAGAAATACTGCGGCGACTGCCTTTACCAGAAGACATGGTCGGATTCAGCCTACAAGCGGCACCTGAACCACGGTGAACAAACACAGTACCTGCAGCAGAATCATCACGAGCCGATCGTCAGCCGCGAGGACTGGGAAGCCGCGCAAAAGCTCATCTCGCAGCGGGCTGATGAGAAGAATATCAGCAAGGGCGATGAAAAGTACCAGAACCGCTACGCATTCTCCGGCAGAATCATCTGCGGCGAGTGCGGCGCAACATTCAAGCGGCGCATCAACTACACAACAGACGGAAGCTACGCGGCATGGAGCTGCAAGACGCATCTCGCCGACAAGAGCAAATGCTCCATGCTCTTCATCCGGGACAGCGACCTCAAGCTCGCATTCATGACCATGATGAACAAGCTCATCTTTGTGCACCGGCTGATCCTCAAGCCATATGCGGAAAGTTTGAAGCGGAATTCTACGAGCCAGACACTCAGCCGAATACAGCAGCTTGAAACAAGCCTTGCCGAGAATGCCGACAAACGCAAGACGCTCACGAAGCTCATGGCGCAGGGATTCATCGACCAAGTGATCTACAGCCAGCAAACAGCCGAGCTTCTCTCGCAGGCCGATGGCATTCGAAAACAGATAGACGCCCTGCAGAACACGACAAGCAGTGAAGCCACAGCTCTGATGCATGCAGAGGATCTGCTGCACTTCACCGAGAAAAGCTCGATGCTGGAATACTTCGACGACCGGCTTTTTACACGGTTCGTTGAACGTATTGTCATTCGCTCACGGCACGAGGCAGTATTCCAGCTCAAATGCGGGCTCACGCTCACGGAAAGGATGTGAAAAACATGGGACACACACCATACGGATACAGAATCGAAAACGGCAAAGCGGTCATCGATAAAGAGAAAGCCCAGCAGATAAGAAACCTCTACAAAAACTACCTTGATGGCATGGCGCTTGCCAAGGCTGCACACGAAGCGGGAATCCAGACCTGGCACGGCTCGGCAAAGCGCCTGCTCGAAAACAGACACTACCTCGGAGACGACTACTACCCCGCCATCATCGACCAGCAAACCTACGACAAAGCACAAGCCGAACGCCTGCACCGGGCAGAGAAGCTCGGACGGACGAACAGAAAAAAGCAGTCGCCGGACACACGAAAACCGCCGACCCATTTCAAGCTGGCCGCTCCCGAGCAGGCCTATGACGACACAAAGCAGCAGGCGGAATACCTGTACAGCCTGATTGAAAGTGAGGCGCAGTGATGGCAAACGTGACAATCATCCCTGCCAGACGGCAGGTCGGAAACAACGTCAAGCAAGCCGAGCAGCCGAAGCTACGCGTGGCGGCATACTGCCGCGTCAGCACTGATTCGGACGAACAGGAAACCAGCTACGAAACGCAGGTCTCCCACTACACGGAGTACATCAAAAGCCACCCGGAATGGGAGCTTGCCGGAATCTTCGCCGACGATGGAATCAGCGGCACAAACACGAAGAAGCGTGACGAGTTCAACCGCATGATCGACGAATGCATGGCCGGGAACATCGACATGGTCATCACCAAGAGCATCAGCCGCTTCGCCCGCAACACGCTCGACTGCCTCAAGTACATCCGGCTCCTCAAGGACAAGAACATCGCGGTATGGTTCGAAAAGGAATCCATCAATACGATGGACTCCAAGGGCGAGGTCCTAATCACCATCATGGCGAGCCTCGCGCAGCAGGAATCGCAGTCGCTTTCGCAGAACGTGAAGCTCGGGCTCCAGTACCGCTACCAGCAGGGCAAGGTGCAGGTCAACCACAACCACTTCCTCGGATACACCAAGGACAGCGACGGCCACCTCGTCATCGACCCGGAGCAGGCGGAGGTCGTCAAGCGCATCTACCGGGAGTACCTCGAAGGTCTTTCCATGAAGAGGATCGCCGAAGGGCTGGAGAAGGACGGCATCCTCACCGGCGCGGGAAAGACAAAATGGTACGACTCCACCATCAACAAGATCCTGCGAAATGAGAAATACATGGGAGATGCCCTGCTGCAGAAAACCGTGACCACGGACTTCCTCACCAAGAAACGCGTACGCAACACCGGAGCCCTGCCGCAGTACTATGTGGAAGACGATCATGAGGCCATCATTCCGAAGGACATCTTCATGCAGGTGCAGGCCGAGCTTGTGCGGCGCAGGAAGGTTCACACCGGGCCGAACGGACAGAAGCGCATCTACTCCGGCAACAACTGCTTCTCACAGATGGTCGTCTGCGGCGAATGCGGCGAGCTTTACCGGCGCGTCCACTGGAACAACCACGGCTGCAAAAGCATTGTCTGGCGATGCATCAGCCGCCTTGAACCCAGCCGCGCAACCATGAACTGCACCAGCCGAACCGTCAAGGAAGACCTTCTGCAGGAGGTCACGGTCAAGGCGTTTAACCTGATTCTCACCGACAGGGACGGCTTCATCCGGCAGATGCAGGAGAACATTGCCAAAACGATAACCACCGCCGACACGATGAGCCCGGACGGCATTCAGGCACGGCTCGACGAGCTACAGAAGGAACTCATCCGCAAAGCCAACAACAAGCAGGACTACGACGCCATCGCCGATGAAATCTTCCGGCTGCGGGAGCAGAAATCACAGGCCGAAGCCGATACCCGCAGCCGCGAGGAGACGCAGAAGCGCATCGCCGAGCTGCAGGAATTCATCGGAAAGCAGCAGGCCGAAATCACAGAATTCGACGAAAGCCTTGTCCGAAAGCTCATCCAGCAGATCACCGTCTACGACGACCACTTCACCGTCCGGTTCAAATCCGGACTCGCCATCGACATCAACGAATAAGAGCAGGCTCGCTCATGGGATTGTCTCCCAGAGCGGCCTGCTCTCTTTTTATCTTCTACATGAAATATGTTGGCTACTTTTTATTCTTTTTACTGTGGAGAATCACACCTGTCGAGGCAGCAAAGGCAATGCCGAAGCAAACGCCGACTCCGATTCCTGCCATACTGTGAAGCACATTCACAAAAACAAAGCTCCAAAGAATCGCCATCGCAATTCCAATCAGCAACACGATGATTATCGCTGTCTCTCTTTTCATGTCTGACCTCCTTGGGCAAAATCATATCAGCCATCTTGACATCCAACCTGAACACTACATCCAATCACAAGTCACAACCTATCGAATATCCAATCGCGAGTCTCAACCCTAAGAGAAAGGCATGTTTGATAAGTTCCCGCAGAGTGCTTCATGCCGGTAATCTCTAAGCCGTCCTGAACAACACGAATCCCGAAAATGGCTTGATTACCGGGTTCTTTTACACTTCAGTCCCTGCGCCTTGACATCAATACTACGGTCTCGACGTGATTGGTATGCGGGAACATATCGACCGGCTGTATTTTTTGTACCGCAT